CTCTTGATCCGCCTGTGCCGTCCACATTAACAGCAAACTCGGGATGTGCCTGTATTGGCAGTCCGGAGTCGCAGATTACAACATCAACATTGCGTCCAGTTTGTACCAGTTCAATTGTGCCAGTCTGCGCCGCAGTGCCAGATCCGTTGCCTTGATAGCCAGTGCCACCCCATCCTGCACGTTGTTGGCCTTCAGTGCATCGTAACAAAGCCCAGTTTTTCATTGCAGAGGAAGTGCTGTTTGATTTGTCCCAAGCAGAACTAGTCTGTGTAGTTGCATTGGTACCGGCTTTGATGCCTAATTCGTCTGGATGTATGGTCACTGACTTGACTCTAGAATCACTTTTTAATTGATCAGCTTCCCAATCAGCTAACCTATAAACAGTATTCCTGCTCATGGGTCTACGTTCTAGACATTCAACATCACGCTGTATTTCGGTATTAGGCGGCGCTTTGCCTGCTGTTTCTAATTCTTCATAGATGGCACCGAGGTCATTGTGGTCATACACTGTGACAATGTACTTTCTAGTCTGTATGTAAGACAGCATTTCTGACATATTATGCCTCTAATTGTACAGCGGTTAATGTAACAGTAATGGTAGTTGTCCCGCCACTCTTGTTGGTCACTGCTAATTGTATATTTGTATCTGGAACAGTTTCGTTGCTGAATCCCAATGCGCCCGGACTGATCAAAATAGTTTGTGCGCCAGTGGTAATCACTTCGGCTACAACACCCGAACCTGGAGTTGGGTCAGCGCCTTCCACTCTAGTTGCATCTGCTGTTCTACTAGTTGTGTCTGTATAAATTCTCACCCACGCAGCAGCTGATGTTTGAATTTTATAAAGCATATAACCTTTGTATCCAACAATGGTCAAGTTGCCTGTTGCTGTATTGGCCAGACTGGCAGTTGTTGCTGCAACTGCGGCTCTTGCTGCTAGCGTTCCGCCACCACCACCTGATATTGTTCCCGGCAACCATTTGCCGCCAGACGAACTCCAAACCAGTGTCTGCCCATTTGTAGGTGCACTGGTAGTGGTGTCAACGTCGCTTAGAGCGTCAATACTGGTTGCAGAGTAAGCAGCAGGAATAGATGGTAAGCCAGATAGAGAACTGTATGTACCAGCAGTGGCCACAGCAGCCAATGTGGGTCCTGTGATTGTGACTCGACCTTCACCGTCTGTGGTTGTTGTGATTCCGCCTGCACCTGCAAAGCGCAGTGTTTCACCATTGTTGATCACTCGCTGTGTGGAGTCATCACCGGCCACGCTGAATTCATAACTGCTGGTACCACCACCACCTACCCCACCTGATGGTACTGGTCCCCACGTGACTTCATATGTTGCAGGATTGTAGTATACAGTTTGCGGTCCAGTGACTTCTCTAATTGGGTTAACATAAAATCCAGCTGCTGCGCCGTTGAGTGCAATACCGCTGGCATTAATAACAATTGAGTTAGCAGCTTGGCTGGTTGCTCCTGCTGCCTTACCGATTGCCACGGCATTAGCACCTTGTCCAGTATAACCAGCAACATCGCCAATAGCCACTGCACTAGTGCCTTGATTAGTTTGTCCGGCACCGATACCAACTGCTACGGCATTGTTGCCTTGCGAACCTAGGCCACAACCTGTACCAACAGCTACCGCGTAGCTGCCTTGATTGTTTTGACCGGCGTTTGTACCAACTGAAATAGCACCTATTCCTTGAGTAGTATATCCAGCATCTCTACCAACAGCTATGGTATTTTCTGCTTGTGCAATTTCACCTGCACCTGCACCTAATCTTATTTGTGGTTCAGAAGTGCGTAAACTTGATGTATCAATAGGACCAACCACTGTACCAGTGGCACCGTTGATAATCAGTGTAGACGTATCTGAGAACACAGAACCTTTCAAATAGGTCACGTCAAATGTGATGCTATCGCTGACTGCGTTTGTGGTTAACTGTATGCCTTCACCTGCTACCAACACCAAGGTGTCTGTACTATTATCAGCTAGTACAGATGATTGACCACCTACTGCAATAGAGGTAAACCCAAATCTTGTGTTGGTCACAACCACAGTGCCGGTACTTTGATTAATTGAAATTCCATCACCTGCTGATATAGCAGTGACACCAGTATTGGATAATGTAATTGAGCCTGTTGCCGCACTTGCGTTTAGGCCTACGCCAGATACCGCAAAGCTGGTCACTCCTGAGTTGGTAAATGTAATTGAGTCAGCGCCAGCATTGGTAGTGATACTGACACCAGTACCATTGACCAAGGTTAGGGTATCTGTTGGAAGGTCAGCCACCACATTGGATTGTCCACTCACTGCTATGGTTTGGAATATGTTCTGGGGCACACTGGGCGCAGCATTGGTAATTCGAACCGTGCCAGGTGTGCTGGTGTCGAGAGTAATGCCCGATCCCGGGTCAGTGATCACACTGACTATACCGGTATTGGCAATAGTAATGTTGCCAGTTGCTCCGCTAACACTGATACCATAGCCTGCAATGGTCGACAATACACCTGCATTAGTAATTGTTACATTGCCTGTAGCACCGCTCACTGTGATACCTGTGCCAGCAGCATTGGTTAACACGCCGCTGTTGGCAATGGTCAGGGTGTCTGTGCCGGCCGTAGTGGTCAATGCAATACCACTACTAGCCGCAATGGTTAGTGTATCAGTCCCAGTATCGGCTACAATATTGGCCTGGCCGGCTACCGCAATAGTTTTAAAATAACTTTCGTCTAGTGCTAAACTACCAATGGTAGATCCTGCAGGTAGATTCACTGCACCCGCAGTTGATGTAATCACCGCTGTGCCTAAGTGTATAGAACTGCCACTAAGGTAAATGTCTCTCCACCGTTTGGTCGGGGATCCTAAATCGTAAGTTTCATTTGCACCGGGACTGATATCAGAGTTTAGTGATGTTAGATCCACTGCTCCAGAACTACCGGCACTTATGGTAAGATATAGTTCTGTGAAGTTGTCATTTATTCTATTAAATGCTTCGTCGACCGTACTCCACAGTATGGGCGCCGAATTTGAATATATTATTTGTCTAGACATTATGTTCTTCCTACGGCAACTTCAACAGTGCCAATATGATCTGAATTGTAATCTGCTATTGCCTTACCAATAACGGTACCAGTTTTGGCATCACCTCCTGCTGATATACCAACACCTGGAATATTGGATGTCACTATCAAATCTCCTTTGCTGATCTTGCCAACCACTCTACATGGCACACGACCTTGTAATGCTATTAGATTTTTCACTCCACTGCATTGCTCGTTCATGATATAACCAGCAGTGTCACTAACCACACCGGCAACTCTATGATCCCCGTGTGTTGTTGATGCTGTAACTTCCTTGGTGCCGCCAAATATCAACACAGTGCCTACTGCATATTCTCGATCACCTTCGTAGTATTCGGCCAAGTCAGCATAGGTAGCTGTTAATTTGCTTCCAGGACCTAGTCCCCAATTTCCTGTTATAGTTCCTGTAGTGCCTGCTGCTCCTGTGGTAATCACCGGAGTAGTAATTGATCCCACAGTGATAGGAGCATTGCTTAGTCCGTTGTAGGTTCTAAACACATGAGAATCATTGTCATAGAATGTACGTTTGTCTGTGGCCACTGAGCCGTCACCGATCAATATGCCAACGTTGTTGGAAAATCCATACAGTTGAGTATATCCACCTGTTGCAGTGGTGGTGGTATCGAGTATGGTTTTTGTATCAATGATCAACTTTTCCATGCTGATAAATCTACCAGCAAAGTCTGCATTGACATCACGTTTGACCAATGTACTGGCAGTGGCAGCTGTGGCTTCATCAATCACAGCATAGTCACCATCGTTGGTGGTGGTAAATCCAATTCTACGTAGATATCCAGTTGATGTGTTGTACTGAGATTTTTTAATCGCACCGCCGTCATTGACCACTGTGCTGAACAGCACTGCTGTCACGTTGGCAGTGGCCAAAGTTGAATTACCTAACACTGTTTTAGTTGCTATCTGTGGAAGATCTACTAAGTTAATACCATTGTCTTTTATTGTGACCCAACCGTCAGTGACATCAAACTGAGCACTATCAAAACTAGATATACCTTTTTCTGCCTGTGTGATACTTGTGGCATTGGCTCTGGTAGTGGCTGATGACAATACCAATTTGCTCTGCACTATACCAGCAGCACTATTGATGTCTGCATTCACAATCACATTAGGATTGATCTGTGCATCTACGGTATTGGCCGTAGAGTCAATGCTGAGACTGATGTCTCCTACCATGGTACTGTTTTGGGCAAAATCACCAACACCTGTAAAGGTCAAAATGTCAGCACTCTTGCCGGCAGTGACTGCTACATCACTTAGATTGTTCAGTGTCAACGTTTGAAGATTTACAGCATCTGTAGGGTTCACCGGATTGGCTAGATTGAAAATCTTAAACGAGCCTAGATCCATATCGGCTTTCATGGCCAGTTGACCATCCAATGCCATAAAACCGCCGCTGAATGCCGGAATAACACTGCCAACAACAACAGTGGCACCAGTATGACTTATGCCCAGTCTGCGATCAATATAGCCTCTAACAGCATTTTCTGTTGGCACAGTATCTGTAGCGTTGTCTGCAAATGAACTGTCTGTAGAGAATTCACTAACTGGTACTCCTCGTTTAAAACCAAGACCATCTAGGTTGCTCAGTGCAATAGAGGCTGCAAAGGTCACTGTACCAGTTCCTTGGTCAACACGGAAGTAAGGTCCCACTGAAAAATTACCAAATTGGTCAGTGGTTACATAAAATACCCGACCTACGTCACGTTCCTGTGTTTCTGAATCGGGATCTAGCGCATTCACAGGTGGTCCAAAAATTTCATTAGGGTAATTGGTATCTGCATAAGATCCAGTACCAATTTCCAATAGATCATGTGAAGTCACACGAGTCAATGAAATCCTAATGGTCAGTGTGCCAGACTCATCCTTTGGCACAGCGGCCTTGAGTGTTGGCAGATTGGTAAAATAAATCACCGAGTCGACCAACGGAGTGTTTAGAGTCAGTAGCCCATAATTGTCACCTGTTATAAATTCATTTTGATAGGCCTGTACGGTATACTCCACCCCTTTAAACACCAGTTTGGTACCAAGCAGTCTTCCTTCATCGGCGCTGCTGATTGGAACCACTGCCACGGTGCTGTCACCAACTCTTCCTATGACCTTGCCCACTCTCTGAACACCACTCTGCGTGCCTGTGGTTTCTAACGCAATGGAAATAGCAGTGGCCACATCAGTGATGGTAAATGTATCTGGAGTCGGTGCAGTTTTAACAAAGTACAGTCTATTGGCCAATATGCCGCCAGGCAATACGCCTGTGGTGGTAAATCTTACCACGTCATTGGCAGCAAATCCATGTGACACCAGAGTAACCACAGCAGGATTTGCTATTGTGATAGTGCATGTGGCTGCTGAAGTTACAAAAGGTTGCTGAGGATATAGTGAAAGATCCACATAGTTGTAGTTTTCTCTTAGAGTGGTTTGAGCCAATCCAAACACAATGTAGGTGTGTGTGCCGCTTTGACTGCCTGAAGTATTAATGGCTGTGCCACGTTTGGTTGAAGATAGTCTAAACGTGTTGGCAGTGAATCCATCTGACTGCACAAAATAAGTTTCACCAGCAGTGAGTCCTGTTGGCAGTGCGCCCGTAGTGGCTAATGTGATTTGATAGCCAGGTTGGAGGCCGTGTGCTGCTCTAGTAATAATAGCTGGTGTGCCTATACTCACTGTAAACGTTCTTGCCCCCACACTATCAGCATAGGCTTCAAATTGCAGCACTCGATAAACCTCAGGAGACTCAGCAAGTACCAGACCAGTACTTGGTCGAACAGCAACGTCAACTGCATTACCAGTTAACACCACATTGCTGTTTTGTCTAATGGTTAATGGAGTGCCGTTGGTAATCACTGCTGCAATACCGTCTACGCCTACACCTTCCGAACTGCGCAGGCTCAGTCTTGCCACTCCGGCAGGCAACGAATCATCAGTAGATACTCCCGTGATAGGATATCTGTAGATATCCCCAAGTCCGTGATCAACCTCCAGTTCGCCATTTGGCAATGGAGGATGGGTGTAATTAGTTACAAATATTTGTAGACCACCTACGGTGTTGGCATATGAGCCCGATGGGAAATAACATTCTGCGCCCTGTGCTAGATCATAGTACAAAGTCACTGGAGTGGGCACTTCTAATGGATCACTACCTTCTGCCACCAAGGCAAAATTACCGTGCGCACTGGAACCACCAATTGATCGGATCTGTCCGCCACCTATGGAATAATATGATATGTGGCAGTAGTAGGTAAACATGCTCACACATTCTGCAAGACCGCCGTTGTTGACCACAATACCATAACCAAGATCATTGATTTGTGTGAAGTCGTTGCTCAACATTGATCTGTTACCTGGCATCAACACTTCATAGACGTTGGCATTTTCATCGATAAATGCTATCACTGAATTTTGCACAAGAGTTTTATTTGCCACAATGGTGCTACGTGCAGACACACCCGCCGCCAAATAGGCATAGGCGGTCAAGTCGGGCAGTGTTTCTGCTGCGGCTGATCCGACACCGCCTGTGAGTATGGCACTTACATTGGTAAACAGTGTTTCTATAACTGCTTGAATAGCGGCATCACTGACTGTGCCAGACACTCGGGTTGTGGCCGAATAAGATACTGCGGGTGCAAGGTCAAGTATGACCTGCTTGGCCACATACTTGGCATGATCAATGCCTGCGGCTGTTGCTGCCTGGATCAGCACAGGTATTTGCAACGCCACAGCATCACCTACGCCATCCCAATATTTCAAACCTACTTTACGTGTTTCACTGTTACCACCATAGATGATGTCATAAATCAATGATTCGATAGCATATTCTATATCTCTTGCAAAGTCATTAAAGGTCAGTGCTGGATATGTTGTGGCAAGATAACCCACTGCTTGATCTACAATGTAGGTGATATTGGCCTGTAACAGTGTTTTGGCATTGGTTCTGTTAGCTGCCAACCCTGGAGGAGAGGTAAAACTCAACGCAGGAGCAAATATCGCGCCCTCTCTCACTATGTTGGCTATGATTGTTTTACTGCTGGCTACCACTGCCTGTGCTGTGGGATAAAGTTCAAGATAGGTGCTGGCATCATCGTGAGCCTGTTCAATGGCTCTCACAGTGAGATCTAATTGATCATTGATTACTACCGCAGCACTGGCCAGTCTGTATGTTAGTCCAGAACGTCTGGCATGATAGTTAGTGCTGAATACCACGTCATAGCCAACTCCATCAAGAATCAATCCCACATCTCTTCGACATATGGCTTCATTGTAATTGAACAGTGCAAATGGCCACGGTGTGGTCTCATCCATGACAAATGATGCAGTTGATCCTGCCACGTTGAATGTGTAGTCTCTCACATAGTTGATTCTGTAGATCGTGTCGTCAACGATAAATGATCCAGGCAGTTGAGGCAAGCGTTTTAGATTGCCAACACGTAGGAATGTGTCTGAGTCTTTGCTCAGGAGTTTGAATTTCAAGTTGCCAGTGAAGCCGTCGATGTATTGTCCACCGGCAAACGTTTGCCTACCTGTGCTGCGAGAGAATGATGCACATTCCTGTGCATATGGAGATTTAGCAAGAATTTGTCCCTCTGGATCAAGCACCATGGCAAATCCGCCGTGACCTTGAAAGGTAATGGCCTGTACCCTAGTTGCGTCATTGCACAGCAGCACATCCATTTCATTGTTGTTTTTAGGCAAGTTGACATTGCTGCTGCCTACACCATCAAGGATATCTATCACAGCGTCAAACAAGGCACCCAATACACCTCCTATACTGACAGCATTACCACCTGATGTGTATGTGCCAAAGGCAGCGCCATTGATAGGAATGGTTAGTAGAGCGTCACTGTATATGTAAAAACTTGTGGGATTAATCACATCTACATAGTAGTCATTGCCGTTTATTTCTGTGGTGCCACCAACTGTGCTAATCAATATCTGATCGCCGTCCACTAACCCGTGAGCAGTGCCAGTGGTAATGGCCATGGGACTGGCATTGGTAACACCCGTGATATTGAATGAAGTTCCGGTGGTTCCGGTTTCGGCCACGTAGGCACCGTCTACTATTTGCGAGTATGATGTTTGGAAAAGTTCCTGTATTGGTACATTTCTAACCACCAGTTGAGCCAATGTTCCTACTCTGCCTATGGCTGCAAGGGTTTCATCTCCCTGAGCACCAATTGCAATCAACCCACTGTCGGATCCAAAGTACTTCAATGCCGCAGATATTGTTCTATTAGCACCTCCGTACTTTAGGTCAAATATCATGGCATCTAGCAGTAGTCCGATATCTCTTTCACAGAGATCGCTGTCGTATAAAAAATTAGCAGTGAATGGTGAAGTTTCATTGAAAATTTGATCGGTGATCCAAGCTATGACTTCTTTTTGTATAAAGGATCTGTTCAAAGTCAACAGTTGTGCCGCTGCTCTATAGAATCCTCTATTGTTAATTAATGGATACACAGGTTCATCTGTGCCTTGCAAATAGTGATAACCAAATAGTCTATCAGTTAGCGTGATTTGATCAGTGCCTATCACTCCCACAGTGAGGTCTCTTCTGAAATACAAGAAGGCCCATGGGCTAGAACTTATACCAGGTTTTGGTCTTATGATACAGCGTCTGAATTCATCACCGACTATGGAGACGTTAGCCGGCAGTCTTAAGGGTAGGTTTTCTTCGTAGACGCCACTTTCAACTAGAACACTCAATTGTATATTTTTCTGTACATCACCATATGATATAACTTCACCAATTTGGAATGTACCAAATCTGAGATCAACGTCAAAAATTTCATCCCCTGCTGAGTCCAGAGCGCCTGTGTGGCCAAGTATCTGGGCCAAGGCTCCTGATGTTTCGCCTCTTAGGAAAAGACCCTCTCGTATATCTCTGCTTCTGATAGCACTGGGAGTTGATGTAGTGTAGTCTCCAGTAAAGTCTGTGCGATAGCCTCCGGTTTCTATGAAAAATCTAGGAAGGGACACTGTGACTACTGGTTGGCTGGTGAACCCAGATCCTTGATCTGTGACGGTGATGCTGATCACACTGCCACCTACCACGTCGGCAGTACCAAACGCTCCTGAGCCTCCACCACCTGATATTCTAACAGATGCCAATCCAAACCCACTGCCACCGCTGTTTACTACCACGTTGTTGACCTTGTAGGTTAAATTCAAAGTGGCCAACTGACCATTGTCGCTGTCATCTGTGGTTGCCACATTGGTACTGGTGAGAGGCAATATGGTGTATACTCCAGAGGACACAATGCGGAATGTTAACACGCCACCTGCTTCTGTTGTAGATAATATCTGTAGTCTAGCTGGTTCGGAGAATGTTCCTCCAACCACAGTTAATATATCGCCAATTTGATAATTCACACCCACCGTATTCACCACCACAGTGTCAACACTCATTAGGGCATTGCCGCTGAATCCTGAACCGCTGCCCGGAGCATCTTCAATCTTGGTTAAAGTACAGTTAGATACTCCGTTGTTGTAGGTCAATGTTTTTTTGTAGGGACCTATCTCATTTCTGGCTTCTAGTACAATTTCTTCTGCTCTTTTTAAGGCAGCTTCTAAAGTGCGATAGGCATAGGCCAATGCTCGACCTTGTAGTGCTGCACTGACTCCTGGACGATCGTCAACGCCTGATGTGGCCACATACAGATTGATTGTGCTGCCAAAGGCAGAATTATCCACATACCGTTTGGTAGCAGCAATCAATCCATCATAGACATCATCGTCATCTGGCTCAGGGTCTCTAGACAGAATCAACGGACCGCTCATTGTGCCAAACGCACCATTTACCAGGCCAGTTCTTGGATCGATGGCACTGGTCCCCGCTCTGGAAACTTTGCCATCAGCATAACGTTTGTTGATGGCTTCGTGGTCGAATACAGGGACCAGTGGAATATTGTCGGTGCCTAGGTCTCTGATTCTAAACTGAGTACCACCAGATCGTGCGCTGAGATTGCCTCCCAACTGTGGACTGGTATCGCCAACCACTTCAGAGAACTCTGAACTGATGCGTATTTCATTTTGATTGGTTGTGAAATCAAGATTTATACCAGCACCTGAAGTGAACTGTTTGTATACAATACCGGTTTCTGTGTTGTTGATACTGAGAATGGCATTTTCCTGCCCAAGATAACTGCCCTGAACGTCATCGAGATTTTTGAAAGTTAGTTTCTCGCCTAGACCCAATGAGCTGTAGAGCTCACGGAAGTTGTCGTTGACTTTTCTAAACGAGTCGCGAATACTGTCGCCTGTGCCGTCGTTGCCTACAACGCCGGTATCAATAATTTTTCTTGCCATGGTAGATCCTAAGATGTATGGTTACTCTACTATTTAGCCCAAAGTTTTATAAGCCGAATGTAAATACATGATGTTCCTAAAAAAAGAAACTCAGCAGACTCAACATGTTAGGCTCAGTAAATTGGGGATACAACATGAATACGTTCGTAAAAAGACCGTTGCAGTCTTTCGTTGCGATAATTGTGATGAAGCTTTTACTAGGGATTTAAAACATATGGATCACAAGCGTTTGAGCAATAACTACTTTCATGTTTGCTCTAGTTGTGATGCCAAGAAGTTTGCCCAGCGTAAAGGTGTTGAACGCAAGCAGATTTGGGATATGCCGGCAAGTACCGAACTGCCTGTGGGCAAATACTAGACTCTAAAACTTTCTCCGCAGCCGCAACGGTCTCGTTCGTTTGGATTGCTAAAATCGAAACCTTCGTTGAGCCCATTGCGGACCCAGTCCATAGTTAATCCGTTTAAGTAGACTAGGCTTTTTGCATCAACTAATACTACAAAGTCTTTTTGAGCAAAATTTGTTACGCCAGCTTCTGCTGTATATTCATCTACATATTCCATAGTGTATGCTAATCCACTGCAACCTGTGGTTCTTACACCTATGCGAATACCAACTCCTCGACCACGCTTTGCTAGATTTTGGGTAATTCGTTTACTGGCTGTGTCGGTTACAGTAATCATTAATCTTTGCCTGTAACAATGACAGCGACCTTTTCAATCCAGATCATTTTCTGCCCCAATGTATATTATTCCACAACCGTTCGTGTACGTAATACAAGATAGTATTTGTCACTAACTGCACTATCCCGATAGTTCCTGCTATCGTAATATTTCCAATAAGCAAGAATGCAATTAGAAATGTTGCAGTGGAACCAGTAAGGCGCCAACTTATAGTTTTTACAAACGTCCGCTTGTGGCTTTCTATCACTCTAGGCCCAATTCCTTACGAATTTTTGTAGCACTGATATCTGTAATAGATTCGTCAAATGTTTCTTCACCTGAAGTGTAGCCTACACCGCGACCCCATCCAATGTGTACAATGTTGGGTACAACTTGTATTTCGTATTGTCCCTGATACAACAGATCTAAATCTCGACGAATAAAACCTTTTACTTGTTCTACTGCAAAAGGATTTGAACCTTGCCAACCTTGCACATCGCGAATCTGTATGACAACTTGTCCGGTACGGGCAATTAGCCGATCAAACAAGGCACGGTGTCCAGCATGCCAGGGTTGCCAACGACCTAACATTTGTACAGTTTCTTTTTGCCAATCAAATCGTGGTCTTCGACGATTGTACAAAATATGATCGCCTACAAATTCTGCCCATTTTTCAGCATTTTGTTCAGTGATACGGAAGTCGTATTGTTCAGGCGGAACAAATGCCTGATTGGTATCTTCAAATCGACCAGCATCAATTGTATCCATCCAGATGGTCCAATCTGCTTTGAAGTTGTTGCGTTGTTCTACCAAAGGTGCAACAAAGTCACAGATCACAAAGTCTTCAGTGCAACTGATAGCAAAATCAAACATTCTGATACTTTGACGAATACGTCCTTCGCGGCTAAAATCCCAGTCGTTAAATCGTTTACGAATCTCGTCTGCATTGAACCAGTCCACCTTGCTGGAATACTGTAGTGGCGTCAACTCTAGATGTGCCATACGCTCTAAAGGCATGGTCTGCACATTGGAATTGTCTTCAAGATATTTCTTTAGTCTTTCAGCAAAGTAAGTTTTGCCCGAGCCAGGCAGGCCCATGATCAAAATTCGTTGTGGTTTCATTAATGTTTTCTCCTGTAATCTTCCACTGCGGCCTTGATAGCATCCTCCGCAAGTATTGAACAATGTATTTTTACAGGAGGCAGTGCTAGTTCTTCGGCGATTTCGGAGTTTTTGAGTTGACTGGCTTGGTCGATGTGCATGCCTTTGACCCACTCTGTAACAAGACTCGAGCTCGCAATAGCCGATCCGCAGCCATACGTTTTAAATTTTGCATCTGTAATAATACCTGTATCATTGTCAACCTTTATCTGTAATTTCATTACATCGCCGCATGCAGGTGCGCCAACCATACCAGTACCAATACCAGTATCAGTCTTGTCAAAAGATCCGACATTCCTGGGATTTTCATAGTGATCAATTACCTTGTCCGAGTACGCCATTGATTATCCTCCAATCGATTATTTTCCATATGTTTTGCAAGTATTTCTTTTTGTCTGCTTGATAGTCCAAAGCCCAAGCATGTTCCCACCAATCCACTAATAATACAATATCTTTCCTGATTTCGTGATTCACAATGGTTTTAATCTTGCCATCCCGAGCCAAGTAGACCCAACCACTGCCTTGTATACTCATAGCAGTTTTTTCAAATTCTTCTTTGAAACGGTCAAAAGTATCAAAATGTTTTTCTATAAACTGTAAAATAGCATCATAGGGTCTGTTGGATCCTTCTGGTTTTTGCAGTTGACCAAAATAGATATTGTGTAAAAACGCACCAGCTTCGTTAAAATCATCATCACCTTCGCCCTTGTTGTATCGATCAACATAGGCCTTGTACAGTGTACCGTAATGATAATCTATAGTTTCTTTACTTTTTATCGGCGCTAACTCATCACGGTCGTAGGGCAATGTCAACTGTATGAGTTTGTCTTTTTTACCTTCGATTATAAACTTTTGAATGAATTTAAATTCCATACTTGTATTTACCGCTAAATAAATTCCTAAGGAGATTTAATATGCTAGGATTAATTAAGAAGCTATTTGGTGCCAAGCCAGCAGAAACAACTGCGGAAGTACCATACAAAGTTGAGGTAGCACCTGCGCCAGCAGTTGAAGTAACACCGGCCTCAGCAGTTGAGGCAGTGATTGTTGTTCCAGAAGCAGTTGTTCCAACGGCTGTAGTTGAACAAGCGCCTGCTAAAAAGCCTGCACCTAAGAAACAACAGTTTGCCAAGAAGCCTGCTGCTCCAAAGACTGCACCTAAGCCAAAAGCAGCACCTAAGCCAAAAGCAAAGCCGGCTGCTTGAGATCTTGTTCGAAGAGGGCAAAGCTAGATAGATTCTTAGCCTTGCTTTCGCACATGATGTCAAAGTTGTCCCTAAAGCTCAGCGCCCATTCATTCACTGCTGTATTCCAGTAAAATTCAGAGTGTGCTCTGAGCTTTTGTTTCTTGTAGCCCTGCTCTAAGAGGGTCGAAAGATTGGGACGGATGTGTCCGGGATGGTCAATAAGACAGTCTTCCCGTGAAACACTATAATGTAACACAGGGCGAACGCCACGCCAGCTATCAATAATCCGCTTAACACGATCGTCAGTTGCTTCAATATATTCTCCAGAATTAATCCAATGATGATGAATGTCCATGACTAGAGCACAGTCCTTGACCAACTCAATGCTGGAGTCAATGCCCCAGGTCATCTCATCATTCTCGATGGTAAGACAGTTGCGGGCCTCGGGTGTCATTTTGCTGAGGGCGGCACGAACACCGTGTGGGCCTTGCTTGCCGGAGATATGCACGTTGATCTTGAAATCCTGGAATGTTTTACCAAATCCCATCCAACGAGCCATGTCCACATGATACTCAAACTCTTCTATGCTGCGTTCTACTATGCCCGGGTTAATAGACGCCAACACGCAAAACTGGCCAGGATGAAAGCTGAGCCTAACATTATTCTTGCGAGCCACATCACCCACTCTGGCAAATCCTCTTTCTGCAAAGGCTCTAACATCGGGCTGCCGCCAAAACCACTTCCAACTAGGCTCAGTGTATACAGGAAGTATATCACTTGAGAGTCGTACCATTCTAAGATCTTCATCTAGTGTTCCTACCCTGCTGACCAATTTGTAGCAGGCTTCTATGTTTCGTTCCATCAAGTCCCAAAGTCGCTGTTCTGCTTCTTGAGGATGTTCACGCAACCACCTAACTGTGGTAGAGCCTGTATTTAAGTCGCGATCACGAGCATTAATTTTCATGCCGCTAACTTCTGCAGGATCGTTGATCCATTTGCAGGCAAAGCCAATACGCTTAATCATGTGTGCCTAATGTTGTTAATTTAAATATATTATAACACAAAATTATTTAATTGTCAACAGGATTATCAAAGACATGATTGTTTGATATAATATGCGGGAAATCAACATCGGGAATAGGGATTTCCAAAAAGTTACACAGTTTCTCCCACCCATCTCCACCACCATCACAAATTTTCATTGTTAAAAATCTTGGATGATTTCTAAAAAGTCTGCATAGTTCGTTATTAAGTTCCCAATTCTCTTGTCGATCTATTTTTATCTGTGCAATCTCTTCTTCAGACATGTCTTGATTAAATCGCATCTGATGCAGGTTTCGAGCTAATTTTATTGTGCTTTTTAACCAAGGTTCATATGCTCTCCAAGTAAATATAAATTTACTGTTGGGATACATTTCATATAGTGTGCTAACATATAAGCGTCCGTTAAAATCAAGGAATCCCCTCCATTCTTCATCGTATGGATAAAACAATCTTCTGCCAGATTTTATATTTTCAGGAATAATTTCAGTCTCAAATATCTTATCGTCCGGCAAAGGAGCTTGATAATGAAGAGATGGAATTCCCAAAATATCTAATGCTTTGCATAAAGAAGTACTTCCTGCAGATGTCATATTAATTTGAAATACGTAATTTTTTTCCATACATTCCTAATTTATAAAGTATAACACAATCACCGCCAGTTATCGATCACAAATTGATCCATAACTTCGTCGGGTTTTGGATCGCCGTGAAACACACAGACAGCGCACTCTGCATGCACTTTTGGGCTACGCACATCTTTGAAAAATCTTTTGCCGCCCTGATACACCAATTCATTTCGATCACGTATCTCCCACTTATAACTCTGTACCCACTGTTCCGGCCAAAAGGTTATACGACTTTTTGCCACCTGCCAAATCCAATCTTGATCACCGTGTAATTTTTGAGCCTGCTTGGGATTGTTTTGGAAAGTGGTAAAGATATCTGGATGCAAGCCCGCAGGCCAACTCATAACAGAGCTGTTGAGAATATTCCACTGGGGATTGAACTTTCTATTAAAGTCTCTAATGCCTAAGAACTCTCGGTCATACCCCAATACCAACTTGTCAATATTATTGTGGATGACAATATCTAAATCAAAATATAAAACTCGGCCACGCAGATTTAACCCAGGATCAAACATGTGAACCTTGTGCCACCAACCTTTTGCATACCCGGCATGCGGTCTTACAATACTGGTAACACTGTCTATTGGATGTTGATCGTCAGTTAAACAGAAAAACTCATAGGGAACGGTTAGATGTCTAGCAACCATGTTGCGTAGACGTTCGACGTATTCTCTACCATAACGTGGTCCGAATCGAACACACAACACAGAAATTGGTTCAACGTGAGTATGTACAGGGATAGGATTGGGTATTGGTTCTTCTACACTAATTTCAGTAGGAGGAAAACCAAACTTTTTATAGTGTCGCCACTGTTCTTTAGTGAGATTTTCTCTTGACCACATTGTCTATTTCTATTAATTTTTTTAATGTATCACTTAGGTCGTTGAGGTTAATCATGTTAGGACCATCGCTGGGTGCGCGATCAGGGTCTTCATGACATTCCATAAACACCGCTGCCACTGATCCTGTGGCTATAGCAGCTCTCGCCAGGTAGGGGACCATGGTCCTATCTCCTCCAGATCTTTCTCCCATTCCTCCAGGCTGTTGAACAGAATGTGTGGCATCAAAGACCACTGGATAGCCAGTGCTTGCCATAATAGGTAGACTGCGCATGTCAACCACAAGATTATTGTATCCATGAGTGTATCCTCTTTCACATAACATAATTCGTTCATTGCCCGTTGAGGCAATTTTTGCCGCAACATTCTTCATATCGTGGGGTGCAAGGAACTGCCCTTTTTTGACATTGATAGCACAGCCTGTAGCACCTGCTGCCAACAATAGGTCAGTTTGTCTGCATAAGAATGCTGGTATTTGTAATATATCAATACCAGCTGTAGCACACAATTCTGCCTGATAACTTTCGTGAATATCTGTTAAAACAGGCACTCCAAGATTATGTTTAACAGTATTGAGAATCTTTAAACCTTCGTCGATTCCGATGCCTCGTCGAGTTGATATACTGGATCGATTGGCCTTGTCAAAACTACTTTTATAGATAAACTTAATCCCTAAACTGTCACAGGTTTCTTTTATGCTGTGTGCAGTTTCGAGTGTATGATCCAGACTTTCAATTTGACAAGGTCCAGCAATTAATACGAGAGGTTTATCATTCCCTAATTCGATATTATGAATATTAAATGTGCGCATATTATTATTTACCAATGCCTAATGGTGTTGGCAATAATAAAGCAGCAGGTTATGATGTGAATGATAACCCAGAATGTTTTAAAAAATAAAGCCCAACGGGCTTCTTTTAGTGTTAGGATAGGAACATCTGGGCGGTCGTTGTCAGTGTTCCCCATAAGGTGCCCGGTTGCCCGGGCCCATACTCGTTCAAGCGAGTTCACGCAAATAAATCCTCATTCCATTCACGGTGTCCTTCACGAAAAGCCATATTGCTCTGTGTCTCTCGAACTTCTACACGATAGCACCACAAGCGTTTGCTTTCACCGTCACCCCACATGTCCGGAATGTAAACACCGTTGACATACTTGTAGAGCATGTCGCTTAGTGCTTCACAGCCCAGTGCCGGGAGAATAGTTAGTTTAGCCAACTTGCGGCGTTCCATTTCTTTGTAGAACTCTAATTCCGGATCATCTGCACTGACCAGGGTAGTGTGATCAAATTGATCCTCTAAGATTTTTTTAAGTTCTTTAAGACCGCCATAGTCAGCCGCCCAATTGCGAACGTCTAGGTCGTTGGTGCCAAAGTAAAATTTCATGCTAAATGAATAGCCGTGATTTAGATTACAGTGACTATCAGCTCGCCATTGCCGATAGGCGCAGGGAAAAGCATCGTGATATTCTTTAGTGCTGGTGTACTTGTATTGTACTGTTTGTAGATTTGCCATCTCTAGTCTCCTTT